GATTCAACACAATTTACAACACAATTGCCCTAAAAACAAATGAGTATCCCTAATTTCAAATCCCAAGAAGATTGGCAAGAGTTTCTCAACATCTTTGATGATCAATGGCAATGTAAACGAGCACTGCTGAATCGTGTCAAGGATGATCTCTTCCCTGGATATGAGTGGCAAACACTTCAACCGAAGACTTTGGAGGTCATCAACGACATTGTGTCTAACCTTGTGTATGAGTGTGAGCGTCAGTTCAAAGAAACACACCAGGACTACAAGACTGATGATGATGAAATGTTCATTCCCTACCGTTCGTTCAAAGAAAATGTTCTGGAAGCATTGAATGAAGCACTCACACCTTATGAGTTGCATTATAAGGATAAAAGAGAGTCATACTAGTATTGGAGTATCCTGAGAAAGCCTCTCGTTTAAGACTAATTTGAATCTTTTCGTTTAATAGGCTATGGATACTAAATTGGAAATTAAAAAGCCCAAAGAAGAAGAAGAAGAAAAGGACAATGACGTGCTTAGAGAACGCTTAGAGGATCTAGTCAAAGTTACAGTCTTAGTCTGGTCCGCGGCTCTATTAACATTTTCTTACGTACGTCTTCCTAACGAAAAGCGTATTTTGGAGTTCGATCCAACATTTATTGCCTCTGTGTTTTCTGGTGCTCTTGCGAGCTTCGGCATGGCCACAGCTGCTAAGAAAAATGGCAACGGTAATGGAAACGGAAACGGCAATGGTGGCCAACCACCTGTAGTTTCTGCAGTTGAACCTAAGAAATAACCTGGTATAATATAATCCAATGAGAGGAGAGTCTTTGTTGCCTTCGCCTTACGGGATTAGATCAGATAAATATTTAGAGTTTAGGCCTCACCACTTGACGTTTATAGAGCAACGAATAGAAAAAGCAGGTAGGTTTCACTTTGAGAAAAACACAAAAGTTCCCCTGATAGTAATAAAAAGATTATTAGAGAAGTCTATTTCCATTGTTGAAAATACAGAGGAGTATACAGAATATCTTCTTTTAGATACGTTTGGAGATAAAAAGTCCTATAAAAAAATTCCTCCTGGTACAATAAGAATATTCAGTCAGAATTTATATTGTTTCTTTAATGGAAGATATTGGAGAAAGCTTAAATAGCCCTATAATACCGTATCCCGGTAAACAATTGCTTCCTGGATCAAAGGAGCATTTTTTTAGCCTAAAACCGGGCATTAAAGACCGCTATATCTACGATCTAGGGCTGTCAACGGGCGAGGTCTTATACGAATGTAAGGGAGGAATGGGCTTATCAACAGAAAAGCATATAATAGGACTCCATGATCTTATGAGAATGCCTTATGCTGAATCTTTGATCAAAGAAGAATTTAAAAATCAATTTAAGGGAAAGTGGGGCAAAGCAAAATACTACAGGATAAGAAGAGACCTCAACCAAGAACTAAAGAATCCTTCAAGGCGAACATTTGCAAAATTATATTGCCTTATGGCCTCGAGTGGATTTATACATAAATTCGACTTGTATGGAAACTTTAAATGCGAATATTTTCCTCATACTCTTGATACTTCAGAAATAAGAGTAAAAAATAAAAAACTTATAAATTCAGATTTTATTATCGCTAATGGTAATATTAGCTTGTTTAATTATAACTTACTAACTAAAAAATCTTTGGTTTATTTCCACATGCCTTTCCCATCAACCGAGATGTACAAATCTAAGGTCTTGGAGTTTTTAAATTGTATCGATTTGAAAGGATATGACTTTTTACTTAGTGCTAGGTTGATGAATAGGAGTAAAATGGATAAAACATTATCAGAGTGGGCTACTAACTACTCTAGTATTGAATTTACAAAATTTACGTTTACTGACATCTTCATAACAAACTTTTAAAATGTATAAGGCTGAAAGAATAGGTACTCACATTATCCTTGATATGGTGGGCGTGGACTTTATCCTACTCGATGAGATGGAAGGTTTTGTTAAGTGGATGGAGGGAACTCTGTGGGATTATGAATGTGATGTCCTTGGAGTTCAGAAACATAAGTTCGAGCCTCAGGGCTTTACAGCCATATTTATGTTGGCTGAGTCTCATTTCTCGATTCATACTTGGCCAGAGAAAGGAATTGCAGCCTGTGATACTTTTACTTGCGGTAGCGTAGATACTCAAGCTATATCTCAAGAGGTTATTAAATGGTTCAGACCTGTTAACTTTGATATGAAGAAAATTACTCGATGATGTGATATAATATATAAGTAATCTGATACAAGATCATGGCAAGAAAACGATCGCTTACTGGCAACATATTTATCCAAGGCAAGCCAAAAAAATCTCGTCAAGGGATGGGCCAGCATACTAAATACGCTGCTTCTAGCAGAAACAGCGCTAAAAAAAGATATAGGGGTCAAGGGCGCTGAGGCGCCTTAAATCAAAACGGGATATCGCCTAACTTGGTCATGGCACCTGCTTTGGGAGCAGGAATAATCTTGGTTCAAATCCAAGTATCCCGACTCGGGGCCTAAGGAACGGAGGCTTAAACGAAGGGTCCCCTAAACCGCATCGTAGAACGACGAAACCAGCTTCAGCATAAGTCGCAAGGTCGTTGATCGTAGGCGGGTACCCTCGCCCCGGCGCTTCGGCGCCCCATGTCTCAGTAGCTCAGCGAATAGAGCAACCGCCTTCTAAGCGGTCGGCCGTAGGTTTGAATCCTACCTGAGACGCCAGGGAGTATAGCTCAGTTGGTAGAGCACACGACCGATAATCGTGTTGTCACAGGTTCAAATCCTGTATTCCCGATTATCCATTTTTACTATGAAAATCAATCTTTGGTATAATGCTTCAATGCGTCAGTGGCGGTGGACACTCTCTGACGATCGTGATATAATGCTACAAGAGTCTGGGCAAAGACACGATCTTAGAGACGCAATGAATGATGTGGCTAACACTGTAGAGTACATCTTGCAGACTAAATTCCCTGACTAGGGACAAATTACGGGCTCATAGTTAAACGGACATAACCCCCGCCTTCTAAGCGGAGATTCCAGGTTCGATTCCTGGTGAGCCTGCTTTAACAGAAAAATAAACTCTTGCTTTTGGGAGTTTGACAATGGCTTAGTTGAAAGGAATAACATATTATAATTTACAGACATGCCTAAGCTTAATTATTCCGACGAAATGGTGCCAGAGGCACTTAGAAAAACAGCTCGGCCAGGAGCGGTTTATAAAAACCCTAAGTCTGGAAATACACTTCAGAAACAAGCTAATGGCCGATGGAAGCTAGTTAATTCTGGTGATAGAATGGAACAGAAAGCAAAGCCTTCAAAGCCCTCGATCCCTGATGTCTCTAAGATGAAGAAACTTGCCGAAGGAAACTACGGTATTGTATATAAAGACGATAAGCAAAACCGTGTTGTAAAAACCCTTAAAGAAGGTAAAGAATGGGGACCTTATGAGGTAGAGCTCGGCAAACGTATGGCAGAACTAGGTCACTCTCCGAAAGTCCACTCTGCATCTGATGAACACATCGAGATGGATGCCATCGACGGAGCTCCGCTATGGGGCAATGGCTACACCCGCACTTCTGAAGAGAAGGAGAGAGGCCTGGCCATGACCGAAGACCAAGCTCGTAAGTCTCTCAGAGCTATTCGTGATCTCCATAAAATGGGCTTCTACCACGGAGATATGCACAACCAGCAGTTTATGACCGACGGCGAAGGCGGCAGTGAGTCTACGCTAATTGACTATGGTCTTAGTGGAAAGATTGAAGAAAATCCAACTAAGGCTGTAATTGACTTTAACAAAGTATATAAGCTTCTTGATATTGACCGTCCTGAGCTTGATAAGAGTCTATATGCTCAACTTGTCAGATCAACTGTACGCAAATACCAAGAGGCTAAGGGTCAGTCCAAAGCGGCAAAAGCGCGCCGTGAAGAGATCGCAAAAGAATACATGAGCAGATTAAGCGCTATTGAGTAGTTGACAATACCTAAAAAATAGTTTATAATATACTTATGGGAATTTTTCTTTACATTAAGTAATAATTCTCAAGGAGATCATGTCGAGATCTCTTCCATCCGTGGGGTGACCTATTTTTCCCTCGCGAGACACTTTTAAAACTATTATGATTAAATCCGCTCTCGCAGCCGCTGCTGCTGCTCCTTTCTTCGCTACTGCTGCGTTTGCAGGCCCTTACGTCAACGTTGAAGCTAACTCTGGTTGGACTGGTTCTAACTACGGTGGTACTGCTATCGACAATCATGTTGGCTACGAAGGCGATCTCGGTGAGTCTGCTTCTTACTACGTCCAAGGTGGCGCCACTGTTCAACTTCCCGATGGCGGCAAAACTAAGTGGGTTCCTTCGGGTAAGGCCGGTCTTGGCGTTGGTTTGACCGACAGCCTCTCGGCTTATGGTGAAGTTTCGTTCGTTGGTTCGGGTGAAGCAGGTGTTGATCGTGGTTATGGCACCAAGGCTGGTTTGAAGTACAGCTTCTGATATATTCGTTTATAGAACTACAGCCCTTGCCTAGAGCAGGGGCTTTTTTTTATTGAGAATTTAAGACATTGGGCAATATTTAACCTAAGCTTAAATACTCACTAAAGATTAAATGATATAAGAGCCTTCGGGCCCTTTACATTTGTTAACAAATAGTTTATAATTATATAGTTACACTTTGTTACAATGACCGTCACAACAAACGAATTTGGACAGAATAATCTGTTTGCTAAGGAGCCCCAAATGGTTGTAGAAAGCTACAATCGTAAAGGTCTTGAGTCTCCTCAGCAGTTTGCAGAAACATATAACGGCCGCTGGGCTATGATGGGAATCATTGCAGGATTTATCTCCTACGCAATTACTGGTAAATTTTTCTTTGGTATTTTCTGATGGCGCTTCTTGCAACAGCGGCTATTTTACTCGCAACTTTTGCAGGAGCAGCATTCATTACACAAGATGGCAAAGAATGACTGAATTATTTTTTACCCTAACAACAATTTCTTTCTTTGTGCTGTTAGGATATTCCGTAGAACAACTTGCTGAAACTTATTAATGCAATACACTGAAGAATCTCTCATTGAGGCAATTTCTGCTTTAGGATGGGATACCCTAAATGACAACATTGCTGTTGAGATCTCCGGTACCTCAGTCTACGAGATTGAAGGAGCAGGCACTAAATGGGCACCTCTAAAGGGAACTCGTAAATACAACAAAGACGCTTTCATCGTAATTAAAAACCTTGATCGCAATCCTACTGTCCCTTCACAAGCAAACCCTGATTTAAAACAGCATCATGCCTGATATTGCAGAACTTCTCACTTACTACGTAATCACGGCTCTTTTGATTATTGGAGCACCAGGCGTATTTTTCTTTATTGTATTTATGCCTGCTCTTCAAAATACCAAGGGTCGTATGGTAGGATATAAAGATCACAAGACCTACGGTGATTCTACTATCTACGAAGTAAACAGAACTACTTAATATGCCCAATCCAGACGCCCTCTGGCAAGACATACAAAAACTTGACGATTTGTATGAAGAGCTACTATGGCATCCTGACGACGAGTTACAATTCACCCATGATGGTGAAAAAATCATCATTACCAACAAAACACAATCGGAGAAAAACAATGGGATTTAACGAAAACAACGAAAAGCTTAACGGTCGACTTGCAATGGTTGGATTCATTGCTGCTGTTGGGGCGTACTTTACAACTGGTCAGGTTATCCCTGGCATTTGGTGATTGTTAAAATTTAATTAAATAAGACTATTTTGATTAAAGAACAAAGAGGCGGTGAAGAGCTGCCTCTTTTGTAGTATGTATAAATATATACTTGCAATCTTCCTTGTTATGAGTATAATTACATTGTCGCAGTTTTGCGGTGATTGTTATATTGATAAATTTTGGTAATTATGTCCAGAGGACAACTGACAAAGATTGACATGCTCCACAGGGTCTTAAAATTAAAAGACCTTTTAAATAGCGGTGCATACGGCCGGAACTGGAGTATAAATGAAAAGAGAGCGGTGGATAATGCTTTATCTGACGTTCTTGACATAATTAATGAATGGCGTTATTAGCATGGAATACGGCTTCCTTGGGTTTTATCTGACAGTTTTTATTTTAGCTGGGATGATTGCTTACGCAGGAACAGAAAACACTCTTAACTTATTTAGATACCTTGATCTCTCTTTGAGATATCAAATAGTCCTTGTAAGGATGTTCTTCATGAGGCGTAAGTTAGAAAGAGTGCTTAACAAATCAATGAAACAATTTCACAATGACAGAAAAAACAGTATCTGAATGCCCCAAATGCAGTGCCAAATGGATTGACGGCCAACTATATTGGTCTACAGGAAAAGAAGGATGTCCGCATGACCTCGCAGGGTTAGTTTGTAATAACTTAGGTGATGAGACCTGTATTAACCCAGTTAAAGGATCCGATAGCGGGGACACTTGGGAAAGAAGATTAGGTATTTTAAGAAGCTTGAATCCAGAGGATAATGAGTGAATTATTTTCAAAAAGAAGCCTGGAAACCCTAGAAAGAAGAATGGCAGATCTAAAGATGAAGGAGCTATTTGAAGAACCATCTTCTTATGAAGATGAGGACGACGAAGACTCTGAATGTCATTACTGAGTGACATACGTTTGTTTAAATCTTATTTAGATTAATTATAGTTTGTAATGGGCATATTTGATGATAGCAGGGTTTCTGTTATCGAGTCAAGATTAGAAACTCACGAACGATACTTTACTAAGCTAGATGACTCCATTGAAAAGCTTAGTGATGTTTCTTTGAGTATAAAAGAAATGCTTATTAAGCACGAGGGTAAGCTCGAAGAGAGAGCCCTCGAAGAAGATGCGTTATATGACAAAATTGAAGAGTTAAAACAGGATAGTCATAGAGAACATGAAGAACTAACCGACCGAATTAACTCGATTGAAAAGAAAGTAGAAGACCTTACTAAGTGGAGATACTTAGTTGCTGGTGGGTTGATTATTGTTGGTTTGTTTATTGGACAAATTATCCCAGGTTTTCAACAAATCCCCGCTCCGGTGCTCCAGGAATTAGTTAAGTAGTGTAAAGTCTCGTAGTTAGTTAGTTAACTATGAGTTTTTTAGTAGCAAATGTACCTCCGCACAAATGCTATGTGCGAAAAGAATATCTATACGACCTAGAGAAGGGTCATGGTGAGTTTACTGAGGCAGTATGGATCAGCGTAAAGTCCATTGCTCGCAGAGCCATATACATTGAGGCCCTCTTGCCGGAATACGGGGCCCTCTATGACAAACTTCCTCTTGCTGCGTTTGTCTCTGATCCTGAGACTCCTTCACCGGACCTTCCGCTTGATGTAATCGAACTATGGGACTGCTTTAGTTATGATATTACGGTGGTGGAGAAGTTTACTCTAAGCGGGTTACGTTGTAAGTTTCTTGGGAAAGATAAGCAATGGCACCATGGCGAGTACATGTTTACTATCGACGCCTGTGAGCCAGATTATAATCGCCCAAGGCTCGGCCTATCTGAAACTCCTGACGAGCACAAATCCTTCAATATGATCGCTCTAGACAATGGGCAATATGCCGCTCAGCCAAATAACCGAGTCTTGTGGTACGAAGCTTCCATGATCCCTAAAAACACTCTTATTCCCGACTTCAAGGTCTCTACTAAGGACTTTGCAGTAGAGACCGACCCATCTTGGTCGGTTGGTGACACTAGAGAGTGGCAATACAAAACTCCTGAGGAAAGAAATGAACTCCCCGCTATTTACTCAGCTCCATCCGACGCTAAAGGCCCTAGCGAGTCTGACTCCTAATCCTATTTTTATATTTATTGCGGGATTGGGGTTGACTGTGGGTCCAGTTTTTGGTATAATATATATACATCGAAAGAAACCCGATGGACCCTAACAAAAAAGAATTTACCGCGGAGGAGTTCCAAGAAAACTTTGATCCTCTCTTTGAAAGAGTGGAAAACGGCGAAACATTCACTATCATCGACGGTCCCAACCGTGTGTTGATCATGCCAATAGACCAGCTCCCTGGAGACTTCTACGCTAAATAAGTCCATGGGACTGTCGCCTAAAGGTAAAGGCCCTCTGCTTATAACGGAGTGATCTGGGTTCAAGTCCCAGCAGTCCCATTGCTCCTTTAGCAATCTGGTGAATGCAGCGAACTCATAATTCGCCTGAGGCGTGTTCGATCCACGCAAGGAGCACCTAAGGAAGTGTGGCAGAGAGGCTTATTGCAGGGGATTGCTAATCCCCCGATACATGCTATAATGTATCCGTTGGTTCAAATCCAACCACTTCCGCCAGGGTCTGTAACTCAACGGTAGA